GCACCTTTGCGATGCAACGTCAACCGTTTGTGCCACAGATCAACGTCAGAATCACGGAGGACCAGCTGATTTGGCTGTCATCGCAGGTCAAACCATTCCGCAACAAGTCAGCCGTCATCAGGGATCTCATAGATTCCAGCATTAAAGGGGTTGACGAGGTAGCTAAGCTAGCCACGTGCTCTGCTGGTGCGGGACCACAACAAGGTAACCTTCGCCCTCTCACAGGTAATAAGCCTTCGCTGAAGCAACCTGAGGGTGTGTCAGGTGCTCTGAAAGAGCAGCAGTTACCTCCGCACCAGACGGAGGCTGTTACCTCTTCTGCCCAAGAACCTGACCACGAAAAAAAACATATAGTTGTTAAAAACGAAATTAAGGTAGAAAAAGCCCGTAAACCACGCGCTAAGAAGACCAAGGGCACCCCTGAGTTCGAGGCCTTTTGGAAGCGGTATCAGGGCTGTCGGCATCGTGCCAACGGTCAGTCCAAGCCCAAGGCAATGCAGCTTTGGGGACAACTTGTCCCTGATGAGTTACAACCTGACGACCTCATGCGTGCCATCGACGGTGCTATTGAAGACATCAGGTCAAGGCAAGGTGTTGGTGAATTTGCATCACCCTTGCCTGACTGTTTTCGTTGGTTGCGTGATGAGTGCTATGCCGTCTACCTCGAAGACAACACGCCCGCGCCCACTAAGTCATCAATGTTCCTCTGATGAAACTGTTTGAACCTGACGCTGCTGATTCATTCGTTTACGCCGTGGTGCCAACGAACGCAAAAGAGGGAGCCCAGCCAGATTTCAAGTGCATTCGCGCAGGTGACATGGAATCTGCCCTGAATCAAATGGATGGCCGCGTTCGTCCTGCTGCTCCTTACTGCATGGGCCGTTTTGATCATGTAGGCCGCTACTGCACCTACTGCCCACCTGTTGAAGGCGTCTTCCCTGGCAGGTTTGTTCTGCACCCGATGGCAGACGCTCAATACAAAGACAGTCGTCCCTACTGATGAACCCACTTCAAGACATCACCTCAACGATCAGAACCCTGCGTGATGGCATCGCTAAGGGTTACTGGACGCTTGAAGACCTCGATGTGCCACCACCCGGCAGCATCAGCAAAAACCATCGCAACCTTTTGCGCGAGCAACCCAAAGCTGAGCAGGTCGAAGCAGGGCCAAGCCCTAGAGACCTTGCTCCAATCCCAACACCTCAACCCGATCCCTTTGATTTCTGATGACTGAGCCCACTCGTGCATTGCCTGTCCGCGTTGACCTGCGTCTCACTGTTGAAGAGCGCAACTACCTGACCAGCGAAGCTGAAAAGCGCGGCATGAGCCGTCAAGACATGCTCAGGCAGCTTGTCCTGACACCTGAAGGCCAGCGCAGCCCCTTGCCTGGTTACAAGCCTGTGGTGGTTTCTAAAGGCCGTGACGCTATTGACCGTGCCATCAGTGCTGTAAGCCGTCAGTACAACGGAATCCCTAGGCACCAGCTGGAACCGATCATATGTACTGTCATTTGCGCATTAGCAGCAGAGGGTTGACGCCCTCTTGCTGGTATGCCATATTTATTGCATCAGCCGGAGACGGCACAACCTGGAGCCCCCAATGAAAATCGCAAGCACCTGGGACATTGTTTGCGCCGCTTGCCAAGAGCTTGACCGCATGCAACTGCCCTTCACGATCAACCAGTATTTCCCTGGTAAGTACGAGGTCATCTGCCTCGACGAAAACGGCACGACAACCGCTAAGCGCCTTATTAAAAACCTGGATGATCAAGGCATCCGTGACTTCATCAATCAAGTCGTCTTCGCCTGAACCATGGATCACCACAACATGCGCTTGCTTTGGTTTGAGTCTTTTCAGCGGCACCAAGAGCAGCTTGAGGCTACAAGCCTTCTAAAGCTTCAAGACATGGAACCCGCCACCCGCTACTACGTCGAGGCAAAGCTCAACGACCGTCTCGAATGGACTGAATGGGCTTACACCGAACACGAACGCGACCAACTCGTTGCAGACGCCAAAGACGCTGGCTTCACCTACACAGTGGAGGAATATGACTGATGTCTAAACAGATTCCTTCACGCAAGCTGCAGGCCAGCATTTCCCCTGCTGACTGGGCGCTTGTGCTTGAGGTAGCTGAAGCGATGACAATCACGCCCTCACGTCTTGGTGAAATTGCCATCAGAGAATGGCTTTTACAAAACCGTCGCCGCGTACTGGATCACTACGGCTAGTTTTACGTCGGGGAGCCTGATGCCTGACTCTTCCCCCAACAGGCTGAAAGCTATACAACACCCAAGAGGGAAAGGCAGGGCAGGACTTCAGGCCTGATCTATCCCCCGACTTCACACCATCTACTTCTTCTTCTTCTTCTTCATGTCCTTGGATTTTGTTCCTTGCACTTACGCAAGGCCAGCTGGCAGCAGAACTGATCTAGCTGTCCTCTACGTCGCTTCAGGTCATCACCTCGAAGGTGAAACCGTTATCTGCAACCTTGCCCCAAGCCAGCGGTGGATTGCTGACCTAAGCGAAGGTGACACTGTTTACGTTCGCGATCGTTTGCGTCTTGGCAACAAGGGCGACTATCTCGGTGACGCTTGCGCTAACGCCAAGCAACCGTTGTTTGACCAGTACGGCAAAGAGCAACCGGAAGCTCCAATCCAAACGGTCGTTGACCTTGAAGCTGCCTACAACAGCGAAGGACGCGACTTGCCGGGGCTTTACGCAATCAAGACTTACCTCTCAGACCCTGAGCACATCGCACTGGCAGAACGCCTCAGCGGCTATTGCACAAAGAAGGAGGCAGGACATCTCCTCCTGAAATACGCAATCAAGAACCTGCCACCTGTTGCTCAACAGATGCAGCCTTACGACCTTTTCACTTGGTTGAGCAAGTTCTAAACCTCGCAGGGGCAGGCATCGCGGTTAGGGGGACTCTCCGTGCCCTGCTGTAAGTCCCCTCCCTTTTTCCCTTTTTCACATGTCTTTGTCTAATCATGAGGCCAAGCAACTTGAGCTTCTTGGAAAAATTGCTGACGCTCTAGCTGAGACGTTCAACCCTGAAGAGCCTCTTGTCTACACGCCTCTCTACAGGATTGCCTACGCCCTTGAAACGATCGCAAAGCGTATGGAGCCTTCCTTTGAACCTAAGCAAGATTCTTGGTGACCAAAGACGATTCCCTTCGCGCTATTCAGCGCCATCATGATCTCAAGGCCTTCCTGCGCTACGAACATGCCCTCAGAGCTGCCTACGCCAAATCCCAAAATCCGCAACCTCCCAGATGGGGCAATCCAAGTGCTCGTTGGGGAGTTCAAGGCAACAGTCAGCTCGATGCACCTTGTTGAAGACAAGGTTGTTCGCCTCACTGATTACTGGCGTAAAGCCCATCAACCCGAACGCTCCTGAGCTAGCCTTGGCCCAAACCCCTGTTAACTTCAGGGCATGGCAAAGAAATCAACCAACGTTGAAATCGAAGAGCGCGTAAACACTGTCTACAAGTTGTTGTTGCAGTCACATTCGCGCTTTGAAATCGTGCAATACGCCGCGAAAGAATGGGGCGTGCAACCACGCCAAGCCGATGAATACCTTGCACGCGCAAGACAGCTCATCGCTAAAGACTCAGAGATTGAACGGCCTGAATGGCTAGCGGCTGCAATCTCGCGCCTTGTGCAATATGAAAAACGCGCAGGTCGTGAGGACAACTTGCAGACGGCAATCAAGGCCCTGGAGACTCAGGCCAAGCTGCTGCGCTTTGACATCTGATGCCACTGCTGACAGGGCTTACAGACTCTGAGCCGCTACTGGCTTTCGCTACGCCGCCAACGCAGGAATCAGCCGACGACTTGGTTCAACGCATCAAGGCTGATCTGCACCCGGGCCAACTTGCTTTTGTAGACGATCAATCAACGCAGATTATTGGCCTATCCGCAGGGTATGGAGCGGGCAAAACGCGATCGTTGTGTGCCAAGGCTTTGGCCCTTGCTATCGCCAATCAAGGCTTTGTCGGTTGCGTCATGGAGCCAACAGGCCCTTTGATCCGCGACATTTGGCAAAACGACTTTGAGGCATTCCTTGAGCAGTACGACATCCCGTACACGTTCAGAGCATCACCATTGCCTGAATATGTTTT